AAGCACGCTGTCGTGACACGTTATGACATCGGTCTTGACAACGGTGTCCGTCACGACCTTGGGCAAGTAGCGGGTCACATACCGCATCCTTGCAGAATCCACAGGAACTGGTTGGTAGTCTGTTATCGTATCGACCACATAAACCGTATCTCTCGTCACTTTTTCATCGTAGGTGGGCTTGTATATACACTTGCCCAAGAAAAAGCCGCACAACGCACCTATTGCAAAAAACACCAGTGCAATCAATGTCCTTGTCTTGTCTATTGTCATAGTATTATTGATAAAATGAGAGAGGCCATTGCGATGATAAGCGCAAAGCAACCACCACGGCCTATCATCACGCATATCGCATCTCGGTTAAACCTATTTGTAGTTACATTCATGTAAGTTACTTTATTGTAACTTTTTCCCGCCATTGCACAGCAGGTAGCCGTATCTTACGCATTCCAACCTGCGCAGCCAGCCTTTCAAGAAAACCGAGTTCTTTCCTTTACCGATGCTCATGTAGAATGCTCTGCGCTGATTCCATAGGGCACTGAACAGGATTGACCCATCAAGCGAGTTGATTTTCGCCAAGGTCTTCGGCCCGATGATGCCGTCATCTTTCAGGCCGAGCGACTTCTGTATGCGCTTGATGTATCCAGCTCCGCTCATCCAGCAGCTGTCGGCAATCAGGTAGGCTACCCACTCGCTCTTGATGTCGTCAAGGTGCAGCTTGTCCCAAGTGTGCCAACGCAAAATTGCGTTCCACTCAGCATCGCTGATATTCTTGAGGTCAAGCAATGTCGGTGTCTTTAATCCCTTTGCCTTGCGATATGCACAGAACGTGGCGTATGTCACACCGCACATCGTCGCACCGCCCTTGTCGTTGGGGTGGTTGCTCCAGCCACCCTCCCATGAACGGCAAAAAATGCCGTATTTTTCAATTCGTGTCATTGTCTTCTTCGTTTTCGGGTTCAACATGATTGTCGTCGCAGTCCTCCACGCCAAGGTCGTCCATTTGGCGGGGTCGGCCTCCGTAGCGGGGATGCCGTGCATGGTGCTTGCGTGTACCGTCGTCGATGTACTCAACGCCTTCGTCAAGTATCTCGGCCAACGCCTCGCTCTTGCGACGGATGATGGCCACACCCATGCGCTTGATGTCGATTTTGACCCGCACGCCCTTGACGTAGGCGATATGTCCGAATATGGACGACACCTCGCACAGACAGCCAAACACCATGCCCGCCATCGCCGTCGTCTTGTGGTCACAGATGCCCCACGGCTCTGTCAAGGCAAGGCCGAACACCACGCCAACAAGCATGTAGCTGGTGTAGTCAACAATCTTGTTCAGCGTCCGTCTCACGGCTCGGCTGTTGTGCCATTCATATTTCTCCTTCTCAATGTGGTTCTTGGCCTCGTCACGGCGCATCTTGCACTCTCGCCATCCCCACCAGAAGTCGCCCGCAATGAGCACCACGGCAAGGACGATGAGCCATCGCATGTCGGTCACCACCGCTATGCACTCGCCAGCAAAGGTGGCTATCGACAAGCCGCCTGCCGCAGTGCCAGCATGTAGTTTGTCAGTAATCATTGTTCACCTACTTATCTATTCGACAACTTGGACGTATAGCCCGACAAGGGCGCTCAAATCGTGATATACGGGCACACCCGTCGAGCGGGTGCAAAGGTAGGTCACGCCGTCCTGGGAGTAGTACTTCCCTTCCTCCAGCTCCATGTTGCCGTCATAGGGGATGGGATTATCAAGGGTTCCGATCTCAGGCTCGTCGGGCGACTGAACAACGACCTGGGTAAACAGCGCAGGCACCACGTCTGGTGTCCACTCGGCCTGCACGGTATGGGCCTGCAAGACCTTCCATAGCCTGCCGCCATACAGCAGGCGCAGGCCGGCTTCAACAGGCTTGCCCAGGTAGCTCTCCCAGGTGGGGAACAACGCGGGCACTTCCATGGCCCTCTCGTCGGGAAGGTCAACGACCTGCATCCTGGCCAGCGTCACGGCCTGGAACATCTGCTCAAGACCGTCTGGCAACAGGTCGCCGATGTCGTCGGGTTCCTCGCCTGGAACATCCGAAGCAGGTTCCTCGCAGATACCGTTTGCTTCGCCCCAGGCGATACACTCGGCTGCGCTTCGCTTCGCGAGTTTTCGCCAATCCTGCCAAGCACGGTATTCAGCCCTGCGCTCTTCGTTGCTCGGATCGTTCAACACGTTGCTGACAATCGCCTCCACATCGTCGGCACTGTAACGCTGGCGTATCATGGCACGCACGGCTGCGCCTTTGTCCCACATGCCTGCAGGGGTCACTACGCTGAGCCACGCATAGCCATCGCCGTCCTGCTTGACGGCATAGTTGAAGTGGTATTCCCACTGGCCGCCTAAGCGCGTGCGGTGCACGGGCGGCGGCATCTCGTTACCTCTGTTCCAAATCAAATCTTTCATATCGTTTTTCTTTTAATTGTTCGTTAAAATGCACAGGCTGGACGGACTTTATGAGACGCGGTTTTAAGTACCTTAATAAAAGACACACCAATATTAGCTTCGCCATCGCCATAGAGCTTTCCGTTACTGGTGTCTAAGAACCAGGGATATTCAACTTTGCCATACTCGTTAGATGTCCATATAAAGTCGTCAGCTTTAACGTAAAGACTATAAAAACCTGCAATATCAGAGAACGGCTTATTGCCGTCGCAAGATTCAGTCATGTGCCAGTAGATACGGCACATTTCTCCTGCACTCGGCAAGTACCAATTGTGCGCCTTGAACTTGTCGGCCAAGACTTCGTTAGCATTCGCGACCGAAGGTTGGTAGGCATAGCATTTCGATGCTGCCAAGTACATCAAATGCCCGTACTTTTGTGTGTTGCCTGACGAATCTTTCATGCTGTTCAGAGCGGTGAAAAGTTCCTCTACGACGGTAGATTCTTTTTTGCTGCCCACGTCTCTCGGTATCTTGCGGCCTGTCGTGTCGCTGGCAAGCCCCGTGTCGGTGTCGTCGGTAAATACTCCGGCAAAGGCATTCGTGGCTTGATTCTCTTGCCCAGCCACACTGTCAAGACTTGCCCATATATCGCTGTTCAGTATCTTGTTGCGCAAGGCAATTATCTCAAGGGTGTACTTGCGCCCAACGGGGACATAACTGTTTGGCTGTGCGTCAACAAGCCCATACTGCCCTATGGTTTTCACGCCGATGTCGGCTTGTGCGCTACCTTTTGCCAATGTTTTAAAATTTCCGTTTGGAAATTCTCCATCCCAATAGTTGGTTCTGTTGACTTCAAAACCATGTCCACTCCAAATGTTACCAATAGCTCCAACATCGTAAACATTTTCCCCTGCGATAGTGCCTAAGTTAAAAGGCCCTTCTGAGTTTTTTTGGTTACACGCCCCCCATGAAAACCGGCCTAACATGTCCATCGAAATCATCCTTCGGTCGTGGTAGAGTATCTCGCCCGTGTCGGGGTCGGTGATGTCCTCGCTGTAGAAGCACACGCCGACAACTGTCTTGTTGGGATTGCGCTCAGCCTTTGGTCCGAAGGTTCCGTCGGCATACACCAGGTCGCCCACCTGCGCCTTGCGCTCATACAACCTCGTGACTAACTGCGCCGTTATCGTTCGCGTCGCCGTCGTGATGGTTGCGGTGACGGTAACGGGATTCGTATCAACGATTCCTTCAACGACGTCATTGAGTTTCGTGACGTGCAGCACGCCGTCATCGGTGACTGTGGCACGGCCACTGGCTTGCCCGAGGTCGATGCTCCAGGCGATGCTGCGCAAGTCGTTGCCGCTTGTCGGCTCGACAGACAACGAGAGGGGATAGTCGCCAAGTTCACCGATGTAATCCGGGTTTACACCATATTGGCTCAATTTGAGTGTGGCGGCGGTAATTGGCACGGAATTGGAGTATGTGATTGTCAGCGGACTACCAGCGTCAAACAAGCCAGGGAATTTGGCAATGACACGCTCGGCCAGTTGCAAGTTAACGACACCAGTCACAGTAATTATTCCAGTGATGTCAACGGTGTCCACCTCGAGCAGCCATTGCAGGAAATCTGAATTGATAGTCCAGTCCACGTTGCGCAGCCTAAGTGTCGTCAAGGCCGACAAGGTTTCGTTTTCCACACCGTCCGCAAGAATGTCACGAACAACACCGTTAAGGCTGTCATTGCCTACTACCGAAATAGTTTGGAGGCTTTCCGTGTTTTCCACCATAAGGGTGCTTATGTTTTCCTGCCCGTCAATCTCGATACTTGTAAATGACGACGGGAACTTCAATGTCGTCAACAGGCTTGTTCTTGGCAGGTCAACGCCTACAAGATTCGAGCAGCCCCGCAAGTCAATCTCACGCAGCCTGACGCACTGCGACAGGTCGATGCGGGTCGTTATCCGCGTGGCGTTGCGGATGACAAAGCGTTCGATGTTGCGGGCGTTGACGGTGATTGAAGCGGCTTCCCACATTAATTGGCTGGCAGTCTTGCTGCCGTCGGCGTTGACAGTGATTTCACGCAACCTTTCACCGCTGAAGGTAAAGTCGTTGTCCTTGTGCGTCGTGTCCATATCATGCATCTTCCACAGGTAGTTGTTGCCACGGATTGCCAGCACCTCATCAGTCCCCGCTTGCAAAGCCACCGACGATTCAAAATCCTCGCCCGGTGCGACAAGGCGGGTGGTACCGACGTTGCTTGAGCCTTGGCCGAATCTCGGATACATGTACTTGGCAGGGGTAACGGTAAACCGCTTTGCTATATCGTGGGCACGCCATTGCTGACCTCCAGCCGACGTGCCGCTTTGGAACTCGCCGTACTGACACCACGAACTGATATACATAATGCGGTCTTTTAGCCACTGGTATTCGCTCCACCGCTGACTACCGCAAGACTGTGCCAACGGCGGTACGGGCGGGTTCTTGTGGTTTTCGTATGCGTATTCATACACCCACTTGGCCTGTGCGTTGTACGCCGTGGCGGGGAAATAGTCTTGCGTCGAAAGTATATACTTCTCCATAAAGCCCATGACGGAATTGTTGCCAAGCTGCGACATCGCACCCATCATTGCTCGCATGATTGTCTGTATCGAAAATATCTCACCGTTAGGCACGATGTCGTGGTCATAGGCCGCTTCAAGCAAGAGGTTGAACGAACTGAACTCGCCAGCCCAGTAGTTTGAATTGCCGCTGTCCTTGGTATGCTCTTCCACCCAGTACGGCTTGATGTTAAGGCCAGAGTTGTTCGTCTTGATGACCGTATCAAGGTCATCCTGCAACCAGCGTATCTTTAAGTCTGTCGGGTCGGTGTAGTAGTAGGTATTCTTCGCTCTGTTGTCTGTACCCGCGAAGAACTTGATGAAACAGTAGTGAAACAAAGCGTCACGCACGTGGAAATACTCGCTTGCGTGAGCCTTGAAGTGGGCCACACGGGCAGTGATGATGTTTGTGGTCGCATCAGCGGCGCTTTTTGTGTCCAAAATCCCAAAACCGTACTTATTGTATTGTGTAACGATGTTAAGGACACTACCGTCCATATCCTTTGCCTGTACCCACTGGTTTGAACCGACATCCCAACGATACACACCGCCGTCGCCAAGCCATTTCTGGGGTGTCGTATAGCTGTTGCCGACGACGGGCAACTGCGACGGAGAGTTGCCGCCGTATTCAATCCTTGTGGAATGGACGTACACAAAGTTGAAGAAGTCTTTAATGGATTGCAATGCCGCCGGGTTGTCGGGCAAGTCATCTTCATCGGTCTTGCCGAAACCGAAGTTGATATTCTTTGTTGTCGTGCCAGGGTAACACCACGCTTCTTCGCTCGGGTTGTACTCGATGTAATCATCGTCCCACGGCATGTTGAACAGGGCGAGCTGTGCGTTGTTGTCCGCCCCCTCGACCATAAACATGTTCGGGGTCTTGCCGTCCGCATCCTTGAAGCCGAAAGTGGGCTTGTCGCCCTTTCCGGCTCCGAATGTCATCAGGTTGCGGAACACCCACGGGTCGCCTTCACTCTCACGCTGGAAGAACAGGAAAGGCTTCTCATACACGGCAAGGCGGACATTGCTTCCCATGATGTTGAACTGCGATGGTGCATCATTGCCGAACGCCTGTGTGCCGAGCATCTGCTTGTACAGGTCTGTATAAGCCCATGTCAAGCCCAGCTTGTGGGATTGCATCGACGAAGCGAAATTGACCTTGCCGACGAGTTTCTTGGCGGCAGGTTCACCATCGACCATCACATAGCCGCCCAAATCCAACGGGTGCTCTCGCTCCGTGTCATCAACATCGTAGAATTTCGTGTCTGATTTGACGCTGTATTGCTGATTCCACCAGTAGTAGGTCATTGCAGTCGTGCCCTGGCCTTTATTTTCAAGGTTTGTCATCACGATGCTGTTGCCCTCTTGTCCCTCCGCGAAATGGATTTCAAGATTGACCTTTTGTTTGTTGTTGTCCATACCGAAATGCAATAGTGGCCCGGTATGGCCGATAATGTTATACTTGCCGAGGCATTTCTCCCATGTAATATCGCCGCTGTCGTTGTCTATGTCGTTTGCAGAGCGGAAAGCGGCTTTCTCGTTTATCGTGGACATTAACGCCATATAGTCTTGGCACACTTGTCGGCTTGTAAGACCGTAGTTGTAGCAGCGGATGCCGAAAATGTCGATGTCGCTGCCCGTGTTCCCGATGACGATTTTTGCCGTCGAATCGGCAAAAGTGTCGGTAGATGGGTTGTACGCAAATTCCCTGTCCAAGACACCGTTGATGTATATACGCACATAACTGTATGTCTCACCGAAAGAGACCGCTACGGCAAGATGCACCCGCACCCCCTCAGCCCACGCCACATTCTGCGAACTGTCAACTTTCAGGTTGGCGGTGCGCATGATGGCATGGTCTGGATAGATAACAAGTCCCTTGTCGCTGTCGCCGATTGTGATTATCGGTTCATTCGTGTCGATGATATTCTCGATGATGAAGTCACACTCAAATGTCGCACTGTTAGTGCTTGGCGTGGTCAATTCTCGGAAAGGGTTGTAATTGATGGCGAGGCTTCGTGCGGCAGGAATGCGAAGCACCTTTGCCGACGCTTGATTGTATATACGGGAAATCCAGCCGTCTGTTTTCCAGTCAAAACCAACAAAATCTTCGCTTGTTGACACGACACTACCATCTGCCGAATTTATTACCCTTGCCCTGTCGGGGTCGTCATTGCTGCCAACCGACGGGGAAAGAATGAACCTTGCGCCCGTCACAGGGGCGTAATCTGCCACATTCCCGATAACAAACTGGATGTCATCGTGAATCTTGTTGCCGTTAGCGTCGGTTATCTGCATCATGGCATAGATGACTTCATCTTCAACACCTTCGATATTCAACTGCGTCGAGAATGTGTTAAGCGTGTGGGCTGTCGCTTGCTGCGGCCTTGTAGGGATATAGACAACACTGCCGTCATATTTATCGACAAGCGTGAAGTTCACTTCCATATCCTTGTTTACCGACCATCGGAAGAACGTGACTGCGGCAAAGTTGGATAATCCCGTCGCAATGTCGTTAATGGCAATAGTGCCTACACTCCCGTCGCTGACGATATATTCTGCGTCAACGGCGTCGGACACGATATTGATGCCGTCGGCATAGTATTCAAGATATGCGTGTATCTTGTGCCTGCCTGCCGTGAGGATGTCCTGCACGTCGGCAGGATTGACTTCCATCCTGTATGTCGTTCCAGTAATGTCGGCAGGAAGGCTTATGGCCGACTGGCGGAATGCCCCATAACCGTCGAACTGCACGACAAGCGTCTTTAGCACAGCACCAGTGACGCTAAAGTCAAGGGTAAGACTTTCGTCTGATGTTGTGCGTTCCCTCGTATTGGCTGTTGCTGCCCAAGCCAGCACAAGGCTGATAATCTTCACTTGGAACACTACGGCGACCGAAGATGTGTAGGCACCAGTTGCGGTCACACGCACATAGATGTCGCCGTCAGGCAACAGGCCGTCCATCGGCACGGCGGTCTCAACGCCAGAATTGATAATGCGAGTGCCGCGCCTTGACCATGTTGTACCGTCATAGCTTGTCTGGATTGTCAACGTGACAGGCTCACTGATTTCTTGCGACACGCCTCCCGCCGTATAGGTCGATGTGGCCGTCATCATCACGTTGAAGTCACTGCCGCCTTGGACGGAAGCGGGCGGCGTGATGTTCAGCACCATCGCATAGCCGCTTCCGATTGTCGGGATTTCTACCGCCGTCAAAACCCGCTCATCGTCAACGCCGCCGCCAGCGGCACGCCAAGCGTTAAATGCCGCTTCGTCGGCAAAACCCAAGATGTAGCAAGCGTCCTCGGTTAGGGTTTCACCGCCTACATCGACGGTTTTTTGGGTGTCAAAACGGTATGAATATCCTACTTTGTCTGATACTTCGGCGAGCTTCAACTTGATGAAACGCTCCACCTCACCAAAGTTCATTCCCCACTTGTAGCCATCGGGGATCTCGGTGCCGTACTTGGTGATGGCATCACCCGTGTTGTTTTCCCCGCCCCAGTCATCGGTCATCGAGCTCAACAGGTTTTCACCTGGTATGATTATCATTTTTTCTTTTGCCATATCGATATGTGATTAAGATGTCAGTCATGGAACCAGCCACGGTCACGTGACCAGCCCTGGTCATGAAACCAGGCATTAAACAAGCTGGTGACCTTGCGCCACACAAGGTCTATGCCCTTGTAAACGGCGTTGTGCGCAC